ATGAAAATGTTATTAATTGGAGTTTTGGCTTTGGGTATATTATCAGGATGTTCAGTGAGCCCAAGTGGTGCAGAAAGAAAATATACTAGATTAGATAGACAATTTGATAATCTAGTAGATGATGAAGTAAATGAAGCTGAAAGGGCAAAATTAGAAAAAAATTACAAAAAATTAAAAAGAAGAATGGATAAATCTAGCGATCCAGCAATGTCGTCTCACAAAGAAAAGGTAGAAGAAAAAATACAATACTTGGAAGATTTGGCTGACTAAAATAAAATATTTGCTTATAGTTTTAAGACTATAAATAGCAAGATAATTGTGTTTGTACTTTAAAAAATTATTGTACAAACACTTTTTTCTTAATATCCAAGGAGGAAAAATGCCTAAACATCCCAATCAAAAAGTGAAATTATTATGTATTCTAGATATGTTAAAGAAAAAAACTGATTTTAATCATTCTATTACTATGGAAGATATTTTGGAAGAATTGCAAAAAAAACATGAAATACAGGCAGAAAGAAAGAGTATCTATGATGATATGAATTGTCTTAGGGATTTTGGTTATGATATTGTAAAGGTGAAGAGTAAGACTACTGGTTATGCCTTGGCAGATAGAAGGTTTCAATTGGCAGAATTAAAATTGCTAGTAGATGCTGTACAAGCTTCTAAATTCATAACTCAGAGAAAATCCAATGAATTAATAAAAAAATTAGCAAATATGACCAGTAGATATGAGGCAAAAGAGCTTGAAAGGGAAGTTTATGTCAAAAACAGAGTAAAAACCATGAACGAAAGTATTTATTATAATGTGGATGGGCTTCATGAGGCCATAAATAATAATAAACAAATTAGTTTTTTATATAAAAAATGGAATATAAATAAAGAATTGAAATCAAAAAGAGATGGGAAGAAATATTTTGTGAGTCCTTGGGAGCTTACTTGGGATGATGAAAATTATTATTTGGTTGCCTATGAAGAAGAAAGTGACCTTATTAAGCATTATCGTGTAGATAAAATGACCAAAATTGAAATGCTGAAAGATGAAAGAGTAGGAAAACAACATTTTAAGAATTTTAATATTGCTGAATATTCAAAGAGAACCTTTGGGATGTTTGGCGGGAAAGCTGAAGGAGTCCAAATTAGATTTTCCAATGAAATAATAGGACCTATAATAGATAGATTTGGTAAGGATATAAAAATTTCCAAGACAAACGCTGATTATTTTGATATAAAATTGGAAATAGTGGTAAGTAATCAATTCTTTGGCTGGTTGGCTGGATTGGGGCCCAATGTAAAAATAATAAAACCAGCCAGTGTAGTAAAAAGACATAAGGAATATTTGGAAATGTTGTTGGAGGAGTATATGTAAAAGAATTATTAAATTTAATAGTTGAAAAGGATAAATAAAAAAGACAGATATTTAAAAAAATACCTGTCTTTTAAAAATGGAAATTTTTATTGCAATTTATCTGGTAACTATATTCATATAATGTTTGTATAGAGCTGAAAACCGATATTTGTAAGCTGATTTCCAAGGTTTACTTTTTCCACAAAAATGCAAAATGGAAGTATTTTCCATTACCCAATCAAGGTCGTGTTTTCCAGCACTTCGCAGATAATAATTATAATAATTACGGACATCATAATTCCATAAAACATCATCTATAGCAAGGGTTTTGTTTCCATATAGAGCATTGAAGACATCTTGATCAGGTAAGAGTAATTGTTTTTCGTGCTCTTCTATATATTGGAATATGTCATCAGCTATTATGAGTTCTCTTGCCTTGGCTAAATTCATTAGGATTATTCCAGAATTGAAATAATCGTGGTCTGTCCCCAATCTAACACGATTGATTCCATTGACTAAATCTGTTATTCCTGTATGTGATGCTGCTGCAAAAACATTGTCTTCTAGATCAGTTTCCCATAAGGGCATGACAGAATTGATAATTAGAATATCGGGATCAAGATATAAAATTTTATTCAGATGCTGAGGAAGAATATGTGGTGAAAGTAAGCGGTAGTACATCTCTTGTGGATAACGTTTGGTAATGGGGGCATTCTCAAATAAATTTTTATCCACCTGTATGGGATATAACTGCACATTGCATTGGTCACAGTATCGGTGCAAATCATCTAAATATTCCTTTTCAATGGAGCTGTGTAGTAAATAAAAAATCATATTTCCTTTGGTATTCATGACCAAAGAACGCATCATCACTTTCAACGGAAATATGTAGTTTTTATCAACTGATACTAAAATGTTTATGTCTCTCATTTTTACCACCTACTTTTCATATAAGATAATATCAACTTAAGATTAAATAATATTAGATAAAAGTAGTTATTTATCTATATATTATAATTATACTATATGTGTGCTATAAAATATAGTAGGGTAGAGAAAAAATTTTTGAAATAAATTTTTATTAAAATAAATTATGTTCGTAATATAGAGAAAATATTTATTTTGATAAAACTCATATAGCAATTTTATTTTAAAATCTTAGAATTTACCAATAATTTTCATTGGCAGGACTGTAAGGATTTAATAATGAAAATAACATCCAATATTTTATAGTGGGGTAGGATTTTTCATTCCAAAGATAATATCCTGCTAAATAACTTTCAGCAAATTGCAAGTAGTTGGAAAAATTGGATGTTAAAATTTCATAAGCTTTCTCTACCAGTTGCTCAATTTCTTTTTCATCAGTGAAATATCCAGCATAGATGGCCAATCGGATAATATTTGCATATCTTCCTAGATCAAATCCTATGAAAGTTTTCACGTCTTTTAATTCTTCCATCTCATGTATAATATCAAAATTTGCAGGTTTTTCGGGATAAGTTTTCTTAATAGTGTATGAAGAATATGATAAGTATCTGCTGCCTTTCTAATATCCCAATCTTTTAGTAATTGACTTTTACTTTCTTTTTGCAAGAATTTTTTTATTTTAGGCGAAAAGTTATGAAAATTTTTATAATCATTGTACCAAATATACTCAAAATAATTTATATAATTTTGAGTATTTCCTTCTTGAATACTTTCCATTTGTAAGTAACTTTTATAAAGGAGATTGGAACCTTTAAATCTTGTTGCCTCCTCATAAACAACTCTTTCTTTTTCTTCTTTAGTATTTGCCTTTCTTAGACTTTTATTTATGTTTTTCAAATAATTTTCTTTTACTATTTGATATATATTGGATGGATATTACTGGAAAAGTGAGCCCATTTTTCCATTTGTTCCTGTACTTTTGGTCATATTTACTCCAGTATATCTACCACTGAAAATAATAGTAGAATTACCATATTTCATCAAATAATATAAGTATAGCTCAGGATTAGTAAAGGTTTTCTTTAAATTTTTTAGTTCTAAAGATTTTGCGAGCAATTCTTCACCAAAAAAGAATAGTATAATTATACAACCACCAATAATATATAAATATATTTTGGGATATTTAGTTACATAAATAGTATTATTTTTTTTTCAGCCAATAGAATATTATAAATAAAAAATAAAATTCCAATAATAGAGATAATAACTATAAAAATGAAGGATTTGAAAAAAAGATTTTTGCTTTTCTTATATCTTTCTACTTCTTTTTTCAATGAAAAAATTTTTTTCACTTTTGAATCCTCACATTGTTTGTTATAATTTTAGTTTATAAAAACTCCCCATAAGTATAGCACAAAACAGGGAGTTTTTTATTAAGATATGAATTCATGTAGGGTATAATTAATTAGTGGCTAATTTTCCTTTTAATATGAATTTATCTTTTAATTGAGAATTTTTCAAAAATTCTACCATAGAATAGAGATATTCTTTATTTGTAGCTTCCAAAAGAATTTTCTTATCATCTGTGATTAATGTAATGACATTACCAGTCCAAAATGACTGTTTTGCTTCAATGGATTTGATATCTTTTATGTTAATGAGATTACGGTTTTTCTTTTTGAAAAAATATACCAAAAATCCAACTCTAAGAAACCAAGGAAATGTTACCTTTTGTTCGTAAAATAAAGTTCCATCATCTAAAATTTTTAATTCTGAAATACAACGATAAATTTTTCTCTTCATAAAAACTCCTTTGCAATAATTTTAATAGCATGGTATTATATCATAGTTATAATTAAAATAAAATAATATTTTGAAAATTTATTTTAATTTCTTATCACCAAATTTTATTAAAAACTATAAAAATTTTGATTATTTTCTGAAAATATGAAATAAATCAAAAATAAGGTGGGATCATTGTGATTACTTCTATAATATACCTTTTTCCTACAATAATTATAACAATATTCACAATCTGGCGCCAGTTTACGGTGCCAAAAAAAGGTGAAGTTATAAGTTATGATTATTTTCATGGATATAAAGTTAAAATTAAAATTTCTAACAAATATATTGAATCCAATCTACTGGATAAAGATGGTGCTGATGGGGTTCAAATTTTTATTGGGTCAATTATTGATGTTTATTATTTAAAAGGAATTCCAACCATATGTTATCTTACTAAGAGAAGTCCTCATATGAAAGTAATCAAGGTAATAATTGCTTTAGTTTTGGGAATTTGTTGGTTTGCTTTTGCTTATATAAACAAATGGATTCTTTAAATGAGGTTTTTAAGAGTATATTTTGTAGTCAATATTTATTTAGAGGAGATGCTGTGAAAAAGATTTTTGTGATATTAATTTTGTGTATAACTTATCAATTATATGCCTATGAAGGCTATATGGGCAATGATAAAATAGAATTTCAAATACAATATGATGAGTACCAATGTAAAGCAATTTACTTTAATAAAAATATGGAAATGCCAGTTTTTCTTACGGGAAATGCTTATTTTACCACTATAATTCCTAAAGCTATGTTAGATATCGATTATATTTCTCAAATAAGTATATGTTGGAAAAATTCAAAAGAATTTAATGGAATTTTTAAAAATAGATAATTGAGATTACAGTAAAAAGAAACAACTAAAAAAATTAAGGTGTTTTTATATTGCGGAATTAATTACGCTAGTGTATAATTACGTGTAACTAAAATAAATATATAAGGAGTTATTATGAAAAAAGTGTTTTTTATGTTATCATTAGTATTTACAAGTTTTGTTTTTGCTGGTGAATATGAAAGAGAAGAAAAAGTATTAAAAAAAGAATTTCTTAAAAATTTTCCTCAATTAGAGAAAGGTAAAAATATTAAAATAAAAAAACTTGATGTAGATATTGAAGATGATGGCGGGGTGGAAGTTGATATCGAATTTGCAAGAGGCTCACAAATTAATATAGAAAACTATCCTATATACGCTGAAAAATTGAGTATTATATTTAAAGAAAAAATTAAAAGTTCTTTTGGAGATCGTTTTTATTTGGAAGAAATTGAATTAGATACATCTGGAATTAAAAATGACAAGGAGAGATTTGGCTATTAGTTCTAAATATAGCAAAGTAAGATCAGGCTTGTTTGTCGGGATTTTTTAATGCGAATAAACTTATTTAATATGTTATTATATTTATATTATGCAGTAGAAAGGAGCTATAAAAGCTCCTTTTAAATTATTGTAAATTCCTTAATTGTATAGTAAAATGGGTGTACAAAAAATTGTAGGGGGGAACATAGTTTGAGATGATATATTTTTTAATATGAAATCATATATAAGATAGAATTTAAGATAGTTTTAGAAAGAATTAATATGTGCAAAATCTTAAAATAAAATGGTAAAAAATGGTAAAAAAATAGGTAAAAAATGAGAATCTGCACAGTTAAAATGAAAATAAATGAGAATTTTCGAGAATGTTCGTAACCCAGTTCGAAAAGGGTTTTAGAACATTTTTTTTATTATTCAATTAGTTTTTTACGCTGTGCAAAACATAAAAAAAGTGATTTTTTTACAAAGTCTTGCACAGTTAAGAAAAAGGCTAAATATTGGGAAAGTACCAAATCCGTATATGTGTAAAAAGATATAATGGATATAAATAGTCAGTAAAAAAACAATAAATTTAAAATTAAAAGTTAATAATTCCAAGGGTTAAAATGCTAAAAAAACAATCAAACTATTGTTAAATCGTGCGTATGATAGAATTTAATCGACAAAAAAAGTCTTTTAATGACACTAAAACAGTGAAATAACATGAAAAATATACGTACCCGTCATTGACGGGTACGTATATTTTGTTACAGATGTCTAAAAAAATAAACTTTTTCAATTTTTACTTAGAAAACAAGTAAAATTATACGTATCATTCAATGAATGATACGTATAATTTATTACAAAGTTATTAAAAATATGTACAAGATTTTATAATGAATAATTTAAATTTCCTAAAACTCTTCCAATTATTTTAAAATCTTCAGTATTTTTTACAACTATTTTTTCGTAGGTAGGATTATTTGATATTAATTCAATATCATTTCTTATAACATTATACTTATATTTTTTTATATATATTTCATCTTTATAAGAAAATATCCCAATTTGACCATTTTCTAAAGTATTTTGAAAATGGACAAAGACAATTTCTCCATCTTCAATTATAGGTGACATACTGTCTCCATCAACAATAGTTGCAAAATCACATTCTTTCCAAATGTTTTTAGGGATACTAATATAAAAAGAGATGTTTTCCTCTACAATCACTCCCTTTCCTGCACTTACTTTTGAAATGACTGGAATTCTAGAAGTTTCGTTTAAAATAATATTATTAATCTTTTCATCATTAAAAGAAAGCAAGTAATCATCATAATTATCAATAAAAAAAGTGTACAAAGGAACTTCTAACAAATAAGCAATCTCTTCTAATTTTTTTATAGTAAGCCCTCTAACTTCATTTTCATAGTTAACTATCATTTGAGTTGATACCCCTATCTTTTCTGCTAAAGATTGTTGTGTTAAATTTTTGGCTTTTCTCAATTTTTTGAGTCGTTCTCCTAATTTCATTAATCCTCCACTACATAAAGTTATTTAAAAAAATAATCTTTTTGTATTGACATATCAAAAAAAGTATGATATAAATTTATCATAAACATAAAGTTGTTAAAAAATAATAACATTTAATGCAAAAAACAAGAAATATTTCGGTTTTTATTAGAATAATAACTATTAGTTATTATATCACAAAAAAAAGAGGGATACAATTGTAAAAAATCCAAGAGGGATACAATTTTATAAAAAGTATCTTTTATTTTTAAAAGAAAAGTAACAAAAATAAAAAGAACAATAAGAAATCAAGGAGAAAGGAGGTGTTAAGATGAGAAAAAACAGACTTTTTATTCAAGAAATGAAATTGTTAACAAAAGAAGCCGAATTATGGGGAAAGGAATTACAACACAAAAGCGAATGCTTAGAAAAATATAGAGAAGAAATCATAAGATACAACAATTTTGCCAATGAAGTAACTGGCTTGGTAAAAAAAAGTCTAGCAAGCAATGAAAAAGTCTTTGAAAATAATGACAGCATATTAAAGGAATTAGAAATGACTCAAGGGTTAATAAAAGAAACTATCAAAAAATATAATGATATACGAAAAAGAACCAATAACATAGGTTTAATCAATATATTTCAATGGATATGTATAGCAGGAATTGCAGCTATCTCTCTATTAAAGTGATAATCAAAGTTGCTGTTGCAACTAAGGCAGAAATACCAGAGAAAATCAAAGAATATTTTGTAGCTTTCTGATTAGATGAAAATTCTTTAGCTAAAATAGAATTTGTTTTTATTAATTCTTCGTGTTGCATATGAAGTTTCTCTATTTTTATTGAATTTTGAGAAATTAAAGTATCATATTTTTTAAAATGTTCTTTTAATAATAATTCTTCTTGAGAATGTAAAACACTTATTTCTTTATGGTCTGATTGAAAAGCATTATTTGCAGATTTCTTAACATTCTTTATAATTGAATTAAAGGGACTTTTAATTTTATCATCAGCCATAGGACACCTCACTTAATTTATAGTAGTAACTATTATAACTTATTGGAAAACAAAAAGCAAAAAAAGGAGGGATTATATGAAATTAATTAGATTTATATGTTTTGTCTTGTTTGTATTAGGTATTTTATTGTTTTTATTTGGACTTGGTTATGGCTGCTATATAGGAAATGAAAAGATAATAGAGATAACAAAAGCAACTATTTTTTCAACAAGTATAACGGGAATAACTATCGGTGGGATAATATTTTTAGTAGGGGATCTTCCTGAAATAATTGAAAAAATCAAAAAAAATAAATAAAAAGGAGATGCAATATGAAAGATTTTTTAGGAAATTATGGACCAGCTATTATTTCTATAATAGCTCTAATTATAGCGTTCTTAAAATAAAAGGGAGGATTATGCTAAAAGTTTATCAAAATGGAGAAAAAAAAGAAATAAGTGAAAGCGAAAGAGTTGATACATTAAAAAAAATTTCAAGTCAGCTTAGAGATGAAATAAAAAATAAATATGATTTATGGGATAAAAATGAAATAAATTTTATTTGTGAGTCCTTAAAACTAGAATTACTACAACTTTTAAATTATTAAAGACCAGGAATCCATTCCTTTAATTCTTTTAAAGCAGCGTAAGCTTTCTTCATATTAGAATTATTTTCAAGAAATAGCATTCCTTCGGTAGTTAATCTTGGGAGGCTGACCAAAATACGACAATTTCCTTTGATATCTCTAGCTGAAGTATTTAAACCTGATATTAGTCCATCATTATAAAGGTTCTCAATCAACAATTCTAATCTGTTTTGAGAAATCCCTAATTTGTTTAAATCCAAAGTAGTTTCAAAGTCGAAATTTCTATTTTCATAAGATACATCTATAGCTTTTAAAATTTGATAGATTGCTTTGGTATACATTTCAACACCTCGTTAAATTTTATATTTTTATATAGAAATCATTAATTTTAAACACATGATTATTATAACTTATTGGAGAACAAAAAGCAAAAAAGGAGAAATAATGGATATATTGTATTTATTCGAGCGGCTTGCAGTAATAGGGATGTATATCTTACTAATTATAAATGCTTTTTGTGAAAGGAGCGTAATAAAAAAGATTTATTTTTTAGGTTTGTTTCTAAATTTAATTTTATTTTTGACAAGATTATATTTTCTTTTCGTAGGTCAAGGGCAAACTTTAAATTAATACTGTCTTTAGGTTGAATTATTTTATTTTTTACGGGCTTAATATCTCTAATTAATTTTTCTTGATTTTTTTCAATAATGATATTTTCCCACCAGTTAGGATCACCACAGTCCAAAGGAATAAAATATTTATTTGGATATGGTATTTTAACAGAGAAAAGCTTTCCATTATATGAAAACTCAATCTTTTCAATCTTTAGAGGTTCACTAGAAAAATTACAAATAGTAAAGTTAATTATAAGAATTTCTTCATTGAAAATATAGACTTTACGTTTAGTAAGAGTAAAAACAAGAAATCTTTTTATCCAAGGCAAAAAATAACCAAAAAAGGTCACTAAAGTTGTTATTGTAGCAATAATAGCAAGCATAAGAAAGGTCTCCTTTAATATGTGATACCCAATATTACCATTTTTGGAGGAAAACAAAAAGCAAAAATTAAAAATAAATAAAAAAGGAGTGGTACCAATGAAAGAAATAGCAGTAGCACAATTTGAAACAAAGGAATTTAATCTATTTAAGGAAGCTGGAGAGATAGTAATGTCTTTTGAACAGTTATCAGAAATGTTAGGATATAAAGAACTTAAGTATCTAAGAGATTTAGTGGAAAATAATCCTGAACTTAATGACAAAGAATTTAGTATCTTGAAAAAAACTAAAGATACAAAGAGCGGAAAAGAAAGGGAATTAAGATTTTTCACAGAAGATGGAATTTATGAAGTATGTTTCTTATCAAGAATGCCTAAGGCTAGACTCTTTAAAAAGCATGTGAGAGAGCTTTTGAAAAGGATTAGAAATGGTGAACTAGAGACAATAAAGCCAATGGCCTTAGTAGAATGGCAAAAGATAGCTGATAAAATGATTGCTCAAATGACTGAAAGGAATGTTGATTTAGAAGAGATGGGGAAAAACTTGGATATAATTATCAATCTAATTCCAACATTTGAAGAAAAGATTCAACAAATAGACCAAATGAGAAAAGATATTAGTACTTTAAAGGTAGGAATGACTACCTTAGAAATGAAAATGAATGATTTATACAAAGTATTAGCAGGTGAGGAGAGCATAGAGGATGCAGAATAGTATACATGATTCTAGGTATTTTATAGACCTATTGAGCTTAAAAAGTGAGCTATTATTCAGAGATTATAGCAAAAAAACACAAGACTATTATTTAAAAGTAGTTGAAGAATTCCTAGAGGCAACAGATAAAGAAATAATAGATATTGGAATAATGGATATAGAAAGATATTTGGATAGAGCAAAAGAAAAACTTTCAGTAAATACAATAATAGTAATGCTTGATGCTTTTAGATTTTTCTTTAGAGAAATAATAGGACTTGATATAGCTGACGAAGTCACGAAGTACAAAAGAGAGTTCAAATTTAAAGAAATTATGACCTTAGACCAAATTGATTTATTAATAGGTACTGTTCCACTAAGAGAAAAATTAATGTTTACATTAATAAAGGAAACTGGAATGAAACCTAGAGAAATAAATGAAGTATCTATAGAGAGCATAACAGAGAAAAAAGGGAATTGGTATGTTAATGGCTATAAAATAACCAAAGAAATGGCCAAAGAACTAATAGAGTATGCAGAAAAGCAAGAGGATGAACATATCTTCTTATCTAAGCAAAAAAAGCCAATAGATACCACAACAGTTAGATTTCTTTTCAAAGAGTGTTCGAATGAGATTTTAAATAAATCATTTGCCATTGCTGATATGAGGTACGGAGTAGCTTTGGAGATGTGGAAAAAGGGAAGAGTAGATGAAGCAGTGGAATATTTACAATGTAAAAATAAATATATAGTAAAAAGATTTTATAAAAAACTTGGTTATGAATTGAATTATTATACAGAATAAAAAAGGGAGATTAGACCCAATCTAATCCCCCCAAATACAAAAAGAAAAAGTGAAAATTCAATTCATTATACCATAAAAATTTGAGGTGGTAAAGATGGAAGCATTAAATAAAAAAATAACATGGTTAGAAGAGGCTCTAGTTTTCTTTGAGGAAAAGGGCAATAAATCAATGAAAAATATTATAGAAAAGAACATAAAGAGGGTGAAATTATGCAAGATGCAATATCAAGAAAATTAGAAGAAACTAGAAAATGTACAATAAGAAAAATAGAGATTAGAAAAAAAATGGTTGATGCTGAGCTTACCTTTGATCAAATAAGAGAAGCATTAAATTTAACCTTTGGAGAGGAAATAAGATTTAGACAAGGTAGATTAATAGAAAAAGAAAAAGAATTTGAAGAGCTAGTATCTAGTACAGACCCTAGAATATTAAAAAGAGACAAAGAAATGAAAAAATTTAGAAAACTTATGATAGAAAAGGGAATTTCCATGGGAGAACTAGAAAGAAGAGTAGGTAAAGAAAGATACGCTATCTACAAAGCAGTTAGAGGAGTCTATGCAGAAAGACCCTTGGAATTAGAAAGGAAAATAGAGGATGTTTTAGGCGAAAAAATATTTTAAAAAGGCGATTTTATGGATTATACAATTAAAGAGCTAGAAAAGAAATTAAAAATGAGTCGTTTCAAAATAATGAGATTGGCTAAAGAACATCACTGGGAAACTAAAAAAGCACAAAGAGGAAAAGTCAAAGTAAATCTATATTCAAAGGCAGATATAAACAAATTTCTAGGAAAAACCAAAGAAAAAAAAGAAATAACAGTCACAAAAGTAGAAAAGAAGCCTGTAACAATAGATGATTTGCCAACTTGGAACCAGTCAATAGCTTGGGCTAGGTATATAATATGCAATAAAACAGCTGAAATGATGACTACACGAAAAAAACTCTCTAAAAAAGCTTTATTTACTGAAATAGCCAAAAATTTCAAGGAATATTTTCCACAACAAAGTTCAATAATAAAAAAAATATCAGAAAGCACTCTGCATAGATGGTTCTTGATGTACGAAAAAGAGCCCACCAATCCTCTTATATTAGCTTCTTTACATGGAGCAAAGAAAGGTAAAAGAGCTGCTAAAAAAGAAGTCCTTGAAGATGCTAAAAATATATATTTTTCTAAAAACAAAGTTTCAATAATGTATGTATATGAAAGATTAGTTGATAAGTATGGACCAAATGCAATAGGGTACTCGACTCTAAGAAACTTTATAAGAGAAGATATCGATAATATAGAAAAAGATAGAGCAAGAATGGGACTTAAAGAATTCAAGGATAAGCATTTGCCTTTTATAGTAAGAGATTACACTACACTTGCAGTTAATGACTTATGGGTATCTGATGGACATGATATGGAATTATCCTGTTATCACCCTTTTAAGAAAAATAATAAAGGAGATAGACTGATAGTATCACCTAAATTGATAGTATGGATGGATATGAGAAGTAGGATGTTGGTAGGCTATCATGTGAGTTTTGAAGAGACAACAGAGGCAATAGCGATAGCTCTAAAAAATGGAATTCAAAAATATGGAGTACCTAAAGAAGTATATACAGATAATGGAAAAGCATATAAAAGTAAAGTTTTAAAAGGAACAGATGAATTATTGGGAATATATGCTTCGCTAGGAATAAGAGCAAGACATGCTATCCCATATAATGCACAAGCTAAGCCAATTGAAAGATGGTTTTTGGATTTCAAAGAAACATTTGCTAAAAGTTCCATAACTTATAAAGGTGGAAATGTCTTGGAAAGACCAGAGCACTTAAAAAAAGTGCTAAAAGACAAAATTCTTAGAGGGGCAATCTTGGAATTAGATGAATTAATAGAAGCAGTGGAAAAATATATCCAATACAAAAATCATAACTATTATGAAATAAGAAGACTGGCAACTAACAAAGGTCATAGAGGTCATGGAATGAATAATATGACTCCAGCAGAGCTAGTAAGAAGTGAAGAGGGCCATAGAGAATTTATTCCTGAAGAAAAATTAAGGTTGTTATTCCTATATGAAGAAATAAGAACAGTGGGACAAAATGGGGTAACTTATCTAAATAATACCTATATTCATGAACAATTATTCTTTTTACTGGGACAAAAAATTAAAATTAAATATGACCCTCATGATTTGACTTTCGTGTATGCATACAAACAAACAGGAGAATTCATATGTAAGGCTACTTTATTAAATAGAGCCTCTTTTACTTCAATAGATGGAATAAAAGACCATAAAAGAAGAGTAAAAAAGATAATAAAAGCTGAAAAAGAAATAGTGGATACAAGAGGCGAGATGAGAGATATTCTAGGGGTAATAGAAGACTCTAGAAAAAGAACAATGCAAATAGAGCATAAAAAACAGACTGGCAAGAAAAAGACGGTTTATTTAGGCCAAGGATTGGAGGTAGAAATTGAATGAATGGATATAGTGATGTAATAGAAGAACTAAATAGATTTTCTGATAATAAAGGGATGAACTTTTCAAGAATAGCTAAGGCTATTGGAATAGGAAATAGTACACTCTCAGAAGTAAGAAAAGGTACATACAAAGGTGACTTGAAAGAAGTTACAGAAAAAATAAAAAACTTCCTGGATAGACAAAAAGAAACAATGAAAAGAATTGATTTCGTAGCAAATACAGAGGTATTGAATAAAATATTCTATGCCTTGGAAATAGTGAAGAAATTTGTATCTAGTAACGTGAGAGATGAAATCTTAGAAAGTGCAAAAATAGCTTATATCACTGGCAGAGCTGGCATAGGTAAAACCTATGCCCTCAGAGAATATGAAAAAAAATATAAAGCCAAGACGATATTTATCACGGCTGAAAATAATGATACTGACAATATAATGATTAGAAAAATAGCCAAAGAATTGAAATTAGATACAAAGGGCAGGATGGCAGACATCAAAGAAGCAATAAAAAGGAAGTTGAAATTTACAGAGACCATCATAATTATAGATGAAGGAGAAAAGCTAAAACCGAAAGTAATAGATATTATTAGAGCCATAGCAGACCAAACAGCCATAGGCTTGGTAATATGCGGAACGGAACACTTAAGGCACTTGTTACTATCACAAAAGGGAGAATACGAGTATTTATATAGTAGAGCTATTGTGTGGATGACATTGAATGATTTGACTATAAAAGATGTAGATAGCATATTAAGAAAGTTTTTACATCAAGATTTAGACCTATATAAGGAAGATGATATAGTGGCCATGGTTAAATACATAGATAAGACTACTAAGGGGAGTGCTAGACAGGTAAGTAATCTACTTAGTATGGCAAGTGATATAGCGAAATATCCAGAAAATATGGAATTAGGAAATGGTTTAGTTAATTTAGAATTTTTGCAAGCGGCAGTAACAATGCTAGCTATTAATTAGAGGGGGTAAACAATGCAAACAGTAGAAAATGTAAAAAAGGCTTTTCTTGAAGGTAGGGACGGTTCAAAAGTCCCTCAAGAATTATTTCAACAATTAGCAGCATATAATCAAAAAAGAATGGAAAAAACAAAGGAAATTAAAAATACAGAAGATAAAAAAGATTTGCTAGTGATGGACCATAGATTATTAACAATTGAAATTCAAAAAACAGTGAAAAAGATAAATGAATATTTGTAAACAAAATTAGTGCTAGAATGAATTGTGTTGGCATGAATTCAATAATTGGAGGGAAAAAGATATGAAAAACTTAACAGAAGCTGAAAAAAAAGCTATATATGAAGAAATGAAAGCCAAAGAACAGGCAGAAGAAAGAAAAACAGAGAACCAAAGAGAACAATATAAAAACTTAGTCCTAGAAACTACCGAAAAAAACGCTAGAAAATTAAAAAGATTATCTAGGTTGATTGGAAAAATAAAAAAGGCTGTATATTCAGATTATGGGGCAGTACTGGACTTAAAAGAAGAAATATACGGAATAAAAGAGCAATTTTCCCATACCTTTACCACTGAACAATATAGCATAAAATTAGGGAAAAGAACTGTAGATAATTTTGATGATACTGTCCATGCAGGCATAGAAAAGGTAAAGAGCTACATAGCTAGCCTCACAAAGGGAGAAGCACAAGAGATAAAAAAAGTAATGGATTTATTACTGAAAAAAGATAAAAATGGGAACTTGAAGGCAAGTAGAGTGCTAGAGCTTAAAAAATTAGCTCAAGAAATAAACAACAAAGATCTAAGTGATGGAGTAAAAATCATAGAAGAGGCCTTCAAACCCAAAACCACAAGAAAATTCATAGAAATATATGAAAAAGATGAAGATGGAAAAATGATAAACATACCTCTAGCAATATCAACTGTTGAATAAACAGATAACAGCTGCACAAATGAAGAAAATACATATACTTAAAGATGAAATGAGAATGAACCAAGATGACTACAGAAGCTTTTTGAAAGGCAATTTCAATGTAAAAAGCTCCAAAAAGCTTTCTGTAGCACAAGCAAGTAAAGCAATAGAATTATTAGTAAAAGGCTCTGCTTCAGTAAATGCAGCTACTGAAGCACAAAGAGTCACAATAAAAAGATTAAAAAAAGAGGTATGGACCATTAATTCAGATGAAAAATTTAAAGAATTCATAAAAAAGAATATTGGATTTGATGTAGGAATAATGCAACTAACAAAATCAGAAGCGAGTAATATTATTTATAAGCTGGAGAAGGTGAAAAAATGGAAGATAGAGAAAAACTCATGAAAAATGATGATGACTGGATAGAGCTTGAAAATTTAATAGATGGAGTTTATTTATATACTACAGCAACTCTAAAAATAAATAATGAACAGACAACAATATTGAAGGCACCTAATAAAGGCAAAATAGAATATTCAATATATACAAAAGGAAATCCGAGTAAGTTTTGGCTAGAAAAAGAAAAATTTTTATTATCTTCAAAAGCTAGAAATAGACTAAGACAACAAGCAATAAAAAGTTATGGAAAAAAAGAAGGAACCAAAATATTTGAAAATTCTAATGGAAATGCAAAATACAAGCATAAAAGTGGAAAATTTCCTTCAATGAAAGCATTAATAAAATATTTGAAAAGTCTAGATTTAGAAATAATATGGTTGAGGTGATAAAATGAAAAAAGAAAGAGATAAGGAAAAAAATTTAGAAATAATAGAATTTAGTTATAAAGGCTATCGTGTAAAAACCGAGAGAAAACTAGGAAAAATAAAGAAAAAAGTTACCATATTTAAAGAGGACAAATTAATAAATGAGTATGAAACTAGTCAAGGGTATTTTATCCTAGAACAGTCATTAATGAAAGATATTGATGTAGTAGAGCAGACAGGAGGCCAAATATGAAAAAATTACTAACTAAAATATGGGATAGAATATTCAAAAAAAAGCCTAAAAAAATAAAATATCATATAAATGGTAGGAACTACAAATGAAAAATGAAAATCAAAGGGAAGTAGAAAATTTACTTCCCTTAATCCAATTAGGAGACATAGAGGCAAGAAATAAGGTAGTTGAATTATATTTGAATCTAGTTAGAAAGATAAATGAACGTTTTGGTGGGACAGATGATGGATTTCAAGAAGGAGTTTTAGGGTTAATAAAAGCTTTAGAAAATTATGACCCTAACAAATCTCAATTTACAACCTATTCCTATAAATACATCTATCATGCCATACAAAATCATTTCAAAGGGGCTTCAAATGAAGTTCAATTAATAGAAAATATACTGATTGAAAATGAAAATGTTGATGTTCTCAATATTGAGTTAATAATAGAAAAATACTGTACCCAAGAAGAAAAAATGATATTGAAAAGTATTTATAAAGAGAATTTAAATTATACATCCGCTGCTAAAAAGCTTGGAATACCAAGAGGAGAACTAAAAGAAAAGCTATTTATAACACTAAGAAAAATTAAAGGGAAATTATAAAAGGTGAGTTTATGAAATATATAACAATAGCACAGGCAGCAAAAAAATTAGGAGTATCAGTAGGAACCATTTATAATTATTGTAGATTTGGAGTATTAGAAGGTCGTGTATATAAAGCAAGAAAAAGAAAAAAATGGATGATCAGTTTAAAAAGTATTGAAAATCTTTTAGAAAAAGCAGAATATAAGTAAAATTAAAGAATATTTACTTTTTTATTGTTATTTTATTTGATTGTAAGAAAATATTAAAATAAATTAAATAAAAATGAATTTTTTTATAGAAAAAATACATATATTATAGTATAATTGTAATACAATTATATAAAACATAATTGTATTACAATTATAATAAAAATTTACTTTGTTAGGAGGTGACCTTATGAACAACAATCTTGATGTTATATGTCAAATGGTCTTATCTAAAAAGCCAGACATTTCAAACTTGCATTTACAAAAGCTACTATACTATATTCAAGTTCTGTCCCTAGTTTTATTGAACGAAACTGCTTTTGAAAACAAAATAGAGGCATGGACATATGGTCCTGTCGTTCCTGATGCATATTTTAAAATGAAAAATGGAGTGTATAATCAAAATCTTTCAAAATCAAATAAAAAGATTAGTTCAGATTTGAAAACAATTGTAGATTCAATTGTTGATAATTTAGGAAAGAAAGCTCCTTTTGAACTTGTTAATATGACTCATTCATATGACACATGGATTGATGCATGGAAAAATCTTTCAGATAAAACAATTAATCATGAAAAAATTAAAAAATATCATAAAAATAGATTAGAAGAAGAAGGAACTGTTTTTTGATGAAAAGTAAATTAAGTGAAGCGATTGAATCTTTGTATAAATACACAGAAAAAAATAAAAATTTATCAAAATTTTATAATGATTTGAAAGAACCCTTAAAGAATTTGCATCAAAAAGCAAAAGAAATAAGAAAAAGCTTAAAAAATGGAGTTGTAAATAAATTTTCAGATGAAGAGTTTGAAAAAAAATGTAATGAGTTTGAGGAATTAACAAAAAAGTATGATAAATTTAAAACACAAAAGTTAACAGAAGATGAAGAAAAAGAATTAGAAGAACATTCTAGTGGAGATAAAATAAGTTATGTAGAATTACTCCTTTCAATTCAAACTACTTTTACTAGAATATCCAATATTATTAATACAGAAAAAACATCAAGACTAATGAAAGAATATGAAAAAAAATTATCAGATTTGACAAGTGAAAATGAAAAATTTGTTAAATTTCAGAATGAATTTAGTACTTTTCAAGATGAGTTTAATGCTTTTTCTCAAAATTTTAAAGAATTTAAAAATGAGACTAAAAATATAAAAGAGAGCATTTTAACTATTACATCTATTATTTTTGTAGCTTTTACTGTGATACAGTTAAATTTTGTAGCTTTTCACCAAACTAATACTTATAGTGTTTATGATAGATTATTGTTATTTTGTGGAATTAATATTTTTGTTATAATTGCAATTTATATTATAATGAGCATGATAAAATCAATAATTACCCAAGAAAGTAAAGTAGACAAATTGTTAAAAAAGAGAATTTGCTTGCCAATAGGAATGTTAATGATCCTCATGATAGTTATTCTATACATGATAAAAAAAGAAAATAAAGCAAGAACAGATGAAATTTGTGAAGTAATAGAAAACATTAATAATTCAAAATTACTACCAAAACAGTATCTTCAACTTGAATCAAAATATCTTAAAGAAGAGTAAAACTACTCTTCTTTTTTTATAAAATTTTAAAGCTCCTTTAGAGGGGCTTTTTATTTTATCGCAATTATTGCAATTATTACAATTATTACAATTATTACAATTATTGCAATTATTACAATTATTGCAATTATTACAATTATTGCAATTATTACAACAACTTATTATCTTTTTTCCACATAATATATATGAGAGGTGAAATCAAAAATGAATTTAGATAAAGTAAGAGCTAAAAAACTTTATGCTGAATGCAAATCGGCAGAAGAAATAGCTAAAGCACTTGGCAAGTCAAAGAACACCATATATAGATGGATTAAAGAAAATAAAGAAGAGTTTGAAAATAGTAGAAAACTAGCACAAATGAGTACTGACAACATGAAAGACCTCTTAGATGAAAATCATAAAAAACTGCTTCTAGAAATAATAGAAAAACCTAATACTTTAGCAGACCCCAAAACTGCAGATGCCTTAATAAAAATTGCTAATGTATTAGAGAAGATGGATATAAGAGCAGAAAGAGAAAGAATGAATCAATTAAGAGAAGAGAAATTGGAAAGAGGAGTTGTATTTGTAGATGATATTGAAAAACAGACAAACCAAGAAAATATCGGAGTTGATAACTCCAAAATTTCATAGTTTATATAATGCTTGGCAAAGTGATAAGTATTTGAGATATGTATGTAAAGGTGGAAGAGGTAGTGCAAAATCAACTAATATAGCAATAATATTAGTCTTAGCCTTAATGAAGCAACCAGTAAACATAGCATGTTTTAGAAAAGTCGGAGATACTCTTAGAAAGAGTGTTTATGAGCAAATAAAGTGGGCTATTCAATATCTAGGAGTTGAAGAATATTTCAAATTTCAAGTCTCCCCCTTAGAGTTAACATACTTGGAAAGAGGGAATAAATTTCTATTTCTAGGTGTTGATGACCCACAAAAAATTAAATCAATAAAAACCTCTAAATTTCCAATAGCTTATTATTGGTTCGAAGAGCTTTCAGAATTCAGAACAGAGGACGAAGTAGAAACAGTTATCCAGTCAGTATTAAGAGGAAAACTTCCTAACGGGCTAAGATATAAAGGTTTCTTTAGCTACAATCCCCCTAAGATGAAACATAACTGGGTAAATAAAAAGTATGGTTTTGGAGTGGCTGAAAAGGATATATATGTACATCACAGTACATATTTGGATAATCCCTATGCTTCAGATGAGTTTTTAGCAGATGCAGAAAGAACAAAGAAGGAAAATGATATCAAATATAGGCATGTATATATGGGTGAACCTGTAGGAAATGGAATAGTTCCTTTTCCTAATCTAGTAATAAGAGAAATTACAGATGAGGAAATAAGAACATTTGATACTTTCAGAAATGGAGTGGATTGGGGATATGGAGTGGATCCTGTAGCCTTTGTTAGATGGGCTTATGATAAGAAAAAAAGGCGTATATATGCAATTGATGAATATTATGGAGTGAAAAGACAAAATAGACATTTAGCAGAATATATTCTAAAAAAAGGATATTCAGAAATAGTTACTTGTGATAGCTCTGAACCAAAATCAATAGATGACTTAAGAGAATTTGACATTGCAGCCGTAGGAGCAAAGAAAGGAAAGGGTTCTGTAGAGTATGGAGAAAAATGGCTAGGAGACCAAGAAGAGATAATAATAGATAGAAGACGAACTCCTAATATTGCTAGAGAATTTGAGATGATTGATTATGATACTGACAAAGAAGGTAATCCATTGCCAAGACTGGCAGACAAAGACAATCATACAGTGGATGGAACAAGATATGCCTTTGAAAATGATATGAAAAAAGGGAAGTACATATATGATATTTGATACTGTAAAAAAATGGTTTTTCAAGAAATGTAGTTTTATGACTGGAAAAGAGAATGAATTTGACCCTAGCGAATACATGGCAACAATAACAGCACAACCTGCTTTTATGCTAGCAATTAACAAAAAAATAAGTGCATGTCAGAACATAACAATGAATGTCTATAAAAAAACTGAAAGTGGTAAGGATGTGGTACAAAATCATGCTTTAAGAGATGTCTTTAACATGATTAATCCCAATACATCGTTTAACGATTTTCTCGACTATCTTTTAGTTTGGCTAGAATCATCAAATAATGGAGTATTACTGGAAGTAGTAAAAGGGTTTTCTGATATGAAACCTGATATATATTTACATAGTCCTGATAATTTTACTGTTTATATAGATGGAATGAGGATAGAAAAAATAGAATTATTACATCCACATAAAATAATCACTGGAGAAAATCTCAAAAATTTTATGTGGATAAGAAATCCTAACTATCATAATGTAATAGACGGAGTAAATAACTCAAATGTAGCCACAGGATACAGCAAGCAAAATGCAGTTGCTATATATGGAGCCTATTCTCAAAAGGCTTGGGTGTGGAACTTCAATATAGCTAACAACTTAGGGAAACCAGGAGGCATATTGAGTGCGGATAATTACGTTGACAAAGATGACAGAGAAGAAATAAGAACTAAATTTTCGGCTTTTTATGGCGGTGCCAAGAATGCAGGAAAACCTTTAGTTCTAGGTTCAGGATTAAAATATCAAGACACTACAAAAAACCCAACTGATACAGATTGGACCACTGGAGAGCAAAAAGCCCATGAAAGAACAGCTTTATCTATTGGCGTTCCAGCTGAATTAGTAGGTGGTGGAGAAAGTACCTATGAAAATAGAAAACATGCTAAGAAAGAACTGTACAAAGAAGGGGTAATTCCATTCTTTAATAACTTAAAGATGTGGTTAAATTATTTACTAAAAGACTTTTTAAAAGATGGAGAATTTATTGACTATGACATTACTGGAGCAGATGAATTAAAAGAAGAGTTAGGGGACATTGTTCAAAAATTAGAACCATTAAAAAACAGATTAACCATCAATGAGTATAGAAGATTAGTAAGTAAATTGACGGATTTAGATTTAAAAGATATTGCCTATGGAGATATTTTAATGATTAATCAAAGTGAGGTACCTATAGATGAAGCCATAGAAACTACTAATAGAGAAGAGGAAAAAGAAGATGATCTAGAATGAACAAGAAATATAGAAAAATAGCTAGAGAATATCAAAGGTTAGAGAAAAGACTAGTCAATAAAAATAAAAAAGTAATTAAAAAAGCCTTTTTAGAAATAAGACAAAAGATTATAGAGGATAATGGAGCAGAGAATAAGGACCAATTAGCAGCCATTATATTGAAGTGGACAGAGATACAAAATATCTTTGCTAGAAAACTTAAAATA